AAGGGTCGCTCCTAAGGGCTCGTATGCAGTTTGAGTGGTTAGTGGACGTAGCAGTACGGACACCGATCGCAAAAAACGACTGATTACTCCGCGAGAGGAAAGGTACGTGGTGTGTTGTATTCTGTATTCCAAAAGAGTATAGAGCAACTGAGTCAGCACATCGCAGTAGGTTAATGTAGATCAATGGTAGATCGTCTGACTTTTAATCAGAATGCTACAGGTTCAAATCCTGTCATTTATAAAATGCAAAGACTGACTCGGTTATGTGTGAAAAGTATCTAACGCTCAGGGCTTCGGCTAACTGAGTCTGATAAAGCTCGCAAGGTAATATCAGTTTATACTGGAAGTTTCGTAAGGGTTTAGCGACTCTGAATAGCTCGCAAGGTTAACGGGATAGATGGTGTAGAGTAGCATGTAACGACAAGACTACTGCCTGTCTTTAAAAACGGCGATACTGTAAGCAGACTAGGATACATAGCAATATGGTCTTAGTGGATGTCTAGAGAAGCTGTGCTCGCAAGGTGCAGTATAATGCTAGAGGTGCTTATGGGTAGGATGTAATCTCAGTCCACCACTATACTAAAACACATTGCATGAATGGATACCAAACTACAGATATGTAGCCGCAACAGAGCAGGTAGTGTGTTTCAGTATATAAATATGTTTCCGGGGGATTGGTATAGTTGGGAACACAGTAGCTTTGCAAGCTTCAGTCAGCGGTTCGACCCCGCTATCCTCCACCAAAGTTTTCTGTTGTTGTTGCTAGGTATAACTAATAGTATGTTCGATAAAAAGATCTTATGCCTTGGTAATAACGGGTCTAACACAGATATCCAAACTTCAATCCTAGCAAGAAAAAATCGTACTGTTAATCACGGGTTAATTGACCACGATGATTACGTGCCAGCAACCGCAGGCTATTACCATACTTCTATTTTGGATCTATCGTTTGGTGCTATAATTGCTATAGCCAAGCACTTTGATACCATTGTATTTTTAGATCAATCCCAAAAAGAGTGGACTCATTGGAAACCGTTGCTGTCTACCTACAAGGTCATGCTAGAGCTTGATGTACTAGGTTATGATACTGTATACAAAGACAACCGCAACATCCAACCATTTAAGAATTTTGATGAACTTGTAAACAACAAAAGTTTTTGCATTTATCCATGGGTACTGTTAACTGAGGATCATGGATATGTGACCTTGTGTACACGATCAAAGAAAAAAGTAACCACCATTGACCAAGTGATCAATTGGAAAACCAATGCCGATTTTGCTCAAGTGCGTGAAGCCATGCTGAGAGGCGATCCCTTGCCCGACTACTGTAGTTTTTGCTATGCTTACGAAAGCAAGGGCATTGAAAGTTATCGGCAATTTGAAACCAAAGAATGGGTTAGTAAACTGGATCTACAAACTGTTGAAGATCTTGACCGCATCGAGCATCCGTACTATTACGAGATTAGACTCAGCAACAAGTGCAACATCATGTGCCGTTCGTGCAAGCCCGAACACAGTCACTTGATTGACAGAGAATACAAAAAGTTTAACATTGTGTATCCGCATCCGCAGATATTCAAATACTCCAGCCTGGATTATGTAGATATTGCCACATTGAATCCACGAGTAAGAGTATACTTAACTGGTGGCGAACCAACCATAATGAGCGAAGTGTTGGACTTTATGGAAAAGTGTATTGCAGCTGGTCGTACTGATTTTGATTTTACGCTGGGCACAAACGGTGTCAAGCTCAGTGCTCGATTTTTAGAGCTAGCAGACCAATTTACCAACATGAATTTTTCTGTCAGTCTTGACGGATATGGTGCAGTAAATGATTACTGGCGTTGGGGATCTCAGTGGGACACTGTTATACAAAACATGCATCTATTGGAATCACGCGGACACAATGTGTCTATCAATTGTGTGCCAGGCCTGTACAATGTGACCAATCTGCATCTGTTGTTTGAATTTCTAGATCAAGAATTCCCGCATACAGCAATATATCTGCAGATTAACCATGTTGGTATACAGTCTGCATACAATCATCCTCGTGCTGACTTGGTAGTCGCATCAATGGAAAGATGCAGAAAGACCAAGGTTTATCACAGTGATGGCAAGTCAAATCGAACTGCCATTGATTCGTTGTATGAGTATTACAAAAGCAACCCCTCATTTGATCCGGTTGCACTAAAAGAATTTTTTGTGTATAATGATCAATTGGATCATGCACGTAATGTAAAATTACAAGATTACATTCCTGAATTGGAGGAATGTAGAAAGTTTTTGGGAGATTAGCTCAGTTGGTAGAGCGGCGCCCTTACAAGGCGTAGGTCGGCGGTTCGAGACCGTCATCTCCTACCATTTTATTCCACAGTAGCACAGCGGCAGTTGCACCTGACTGTTAATCAGGGTGTCGGTGGTTCGATCCCACCCTGTGGAGCCAAATTAGAGTGTTATGAAAATTATTCAAGTTGAACCAACAGTAAAAACCTTTTCAATCACGTGGATGATTGGATCTAGGTGCAATTACGATTGCATGTACTGTCCAACAAATTTGCATGACAGCACAAGTGTGCCACACAGCTTGGAAACCATGCAAACAGCATGGAAGAATATTCATGCAAAGAGCAAGCATCTTGGCCTGGATTATAAAATCAGCATAACCGGCGGAGAAATTACTGCCAATCGTAATTTTTTGCCATTTGTGCAATGGCTACGCAGTAACTACGCTGAAGTTAAAGAAATACATGTTACCACAAATGGTAGTGCAAGTCTTGGTTATTACAAGAACTTGGCTCAGGTAGTAGAATCTATCTGTTTTAGTACACACAGTGAATTCTTTGACGAGAAAAAGTTTTTTCAAAAGGCCATGGCCATTGATCAGGTAATGATACGTCCAGCAAAGAGTTTTCATGTTAACATTATGAACGAGTACTGGAATCAAGATCGTATTGCCATGTACCGGCAACTGCTTGACGAAAACTGTATATCATATTCGGTTAATGAAATTGATTACAGTTTCAAGACTAGAGATTTTGTAAAAACAGAAAGCAAGTTGAATTTTGATGAAATTAGAAAATCAAAGCAATTATAATTGTCGTGTACGAACCGATACCGGGGAAGAATACCTGCTGTATGCCAATTGGTTGCACAACAATCAGCAGGACCATTGGCAAGGTTGGCAATGCAATGCTGGCGCAACACGACTTTATATAGACAAGGATCTAAACGTGTTCAGTGGTGAATGTGAAAATGATTGTTTAGGAACTGTGTTTGATTTTGATCTGTTAAATAGCACTGTATGTAAACGAGATCGTTGCGGTGGTTGTACCGACGATCTAATGGTAGCAAAAAAACAACGCGGGTGAAGTGTTTACGGTTACACGTCAGTCTTCCAAACTGAAATAGACGAGTTCGAATCTCGCCTCCCGCTCCACTTAACAAAATAGCAACGGTTGACCAAAAATCGCTATTTTACTATAATATAATCATGTTTAAAGTATATTGGACCGAACCAGGTGGCGCGACCAGTGGTGAAATATTCCACGACATGGGTCAGGCGCTTAATCGTTGTCAGGAACTAAGAAATTCAGGACGCAGACTTGTCACTATGGCTAGTGAGCTTGATGACATGGTTGGCGAATTTGGTGTCGCCGAAACAGGTCCTGATTACGATTGGAAAAAGCGGAGAATTTGACATGCCATGGATTGAAAATGTAGCGGCAGATGATATCCCAAAAAGATTTCATCACGAAGCTGGTGAGAACAGCATGCTGATCAGCATTACCGATCCAGCCAGTTGGCGCCCTACACCTGCACACCAGTTCAAAGAGATTCACAACTTTGAATTCCTTGATGTAGAACGTGATGATCACGTAGATGATGAAGCCATGCGGTGTAGCCAAGAGCAGGCCAACGAGCTTGTTCGTTTGCTACAGCATGCAAAGAATAATAACATGAACGTGGTCGTTCATTGCTTTGCTGGTATATGTCGCTCAGGGGCAGTATGCGAGATTGGTGTTATGTTGGGCTTTGAAGATACTGGACGTTTCCGTAGCCCTAACTTGCTGGTAAAGCATCGTATGATGCGGGCACTGGGCTGGACCTATGATGAAAACGAAAAGCCAAATATAGATGATTGGCGTACAATGTTCTAATGTTGCAAAAAAGCAACAAAATTGCCCCAAAAACCCTAGTAAATACTAGGGTTTTTTCTGGTTGCTCAAAAAGACCCATTTTGCTATAATATTGGTATAGAGAATAAGAAAGAATTTGTATCATGAAAACATACGTAACCAGTGACTTGCATTTTGGTCACACAAACATTTTAAAGTTTTGTCCTGAGTCCAGGGCACGATTTCCTGACGTAGAGTCAATGACCAGCATGATGATTCGGGAATGGAATGAGATTGTCATGCCCGAAGATACTGTGTATATTTTAGGTGACGTTGCATTCTGTGGTGCAGACAAAGCCACTGGAATCATGCGTAGTTTGAACGGTCGCAAGATCTTGGTTGAAGGTAACCACGATCGTAAATTGTTAAAGCACCAACCATTCCGTGATTGCTTTGTGGAGATCCACACCTACTTGTCTGTTAACTATAACGGACATAAGGTTGTAATGTTTCACTATCCTATTGCAGAGTTTGATCAAATGCATCGCGGAGCAGTTCATTTGCATGGTCACTTGCACGGCAACCGTAGTGGCTTAGAACACTATCGTGTTCGAGACATGGGCATGGATGCAACAGGTCAGATTGTTATGTCTTTGGACCAAGCGATTGCCAGCGCATTAACAGGTGCAATTAAATCGCACCATGACAAATACGAGGTGTAACGTGAAGTTGAAGTGTATTCATTTGGTAGGTGTACCTGGTGCTGGTAAAAGTACCTGGATCAAGACTCAGAACATGTTGGACAATTTTGTTGTAGTGTCTACTGATAATTTTGTGGAAAAGTATGCACAAGAACAAGGTAAAACTTATAACGAAGTGTTCGCAGACTACATGCCTGTTGCAGTTAAATTAATGACCAATCAAGTCTCAACTGCCAAAGCAAACAACAGGAACATTATCTGGGACCAAACATCTACTAGTATAGGTGCTCGTGCTAGAAAGTTTAACATGTTGCCCGACTATGAGCATATCGCGGTTGTGTTTCCTACTCCTGACAAAGATGAGTTGGCACGCCGTTTGGCTGGTCGGCCGGGAAAGAACATTCCCGATCATGTGATGCGTAGCATGATTGATGGGTTTGTGATGCCAACAGAAGACGAAGGTTACACCAAAATTATAGTAGTGTAAAGTATTGGAGTTGTATCATGGATAAATTAGCATTAAAAAATTTTGTTGAAGAAAACCCTAACCTAGTTAGCCGGAAGCCTGCTGGTGATGGTATCTTTGTACTCAAGTACAAGAAAAAAGTTTTCTTCGACGATCTGTGGAATGACTACTTGGAAGAATGCCGTGGTACTATTGTTGATGAAGATTTTAATGTAGTACAGCGTCCTTTTACTAAGATTTACAACTATGGTGTAGAAAAGAACGCACCAGTACTTGACCCTGCAACTGAAGTTACAGCACATCGTAAAATCAATGGTTTTATGGTTGCAGTGACCTGGCACAACGATGCATTGTTAATTTCTACCACTGGTAGCACTGACAGTGACTTTGTTGCTATGGCACGTGAACTAATTGATGAAACAAAGTATGCTGATGTACTGCAACAAATGCCAGACTTCACTTTTATGTTTGAATGCGTGCATCGTAACGATCCTCACATTATTCCAGAAGAAGAAGGCATGTATTTGCTAGGCTTCCGTCACAAGGCATGGGACGGTAAGTTGTATTACCAAGCTCATACTTTGCATCCATTGGGAGACCAGCTTGGTTGTCGTCGGGTAGAAATATTCAACACAACCGTAGGCAACTTGCTGCAACATGTTAAGAATGTTCGTCACGAAGGTTTTGTATTTTACACCAAAGATGATGTGAGCGCAAAGATCAAGAGTCCGTACTACTTGACTTCAAAGTGGGTTGCACGTAATCCTCGTACAGACAAACTTGTTAACATGCAAAATGATATCAAGCAGAATCTGGACGAAGAATACTATCCCTTGGTTGACGCTATTCGTGCTAATATTGCAGAATATACTGCCATGGACGAGCAAGCTCGCCTGGCATGGGTACGCAACTATATGGAGGCAGCATGAAAGACGAAAGTCATTTGCCTGTCTCGGAACAAAGCCTGATCTTTCGCCTACGTAAGCGGGCAGAGATTAGGCGACAAATTCCCGGGCGTAAGAGTGTAGAAGAAGGTGCAAGGGATAGGATTGCAGATCTACTCGAAGAGGCAGCTGAAGAAATAGAAAGATTGCAAAAAGCAGTTGACAATAAATGAAGTATTGTATATAATAGATACATAAGTTGTTAATTGTTCATTAAAAAGTTGTTGCTTGGTTGTTAACTAAGTATTGTAGTATTGGAAGACTCCCATAATGGTATTGGAGCAGATTGCTAATCTGTCGGTCGCTTAAAAACGTCTTCGGGGTTCGAGTCCCCGGTCTTCCGCCAAGTTTCGCCCTTATAGTTAAATGGTATAACGACGGTTTTGTAATCCGTAGTTTGCAGTTCGATTCTGTGTAGGGGCACCAATTTTTAGGAGACGAGTATGGGTGCGTATAAAGGTATAGTCATGCAGGTAATGGACATGCATTTAGATGGTAACACACCAGAAGAAATTGCTCGGGCAGTAGGCATTACCTTAGAAGAAGTGTTGAAAATTATCAGCGATTATAGTTAACGATTGCCCGGGTGGTGGAATGGTAGACACAGGAGACTTAAAATCTCCCGCTTATGGCGTACCGGTTCGAGTCCGGTCTCGGGTACCAAGAATTTGCTGGCGTTAGTTCAATGGATAGAACATAGAGCTTCTACCTCTAGAATGTGGGTTCGATTCCTGCACGCCGGACCAATAACAGCGCACTGGTGGCAGAGCGGCCCAATGCAGTGGATTGCAAATCCATAAAACCGTAGGTTCAAATCCTACCCAGTGCTCCAGAATAAGGAAGTGTGGCAGAGTCTGGCTGATTGCACCTGTCTTGAAAACAGACGAACCGAAAGGTTCCGTGAGTTCGAATCTCACCGCTTCCGCCAAAATAACAGTTGACCTTAAAGGCAACTTCATGTAAAATATAGGTTCAGTAGTTAACTTTTATAGGAGTTTGTACATGGATATTCGAGTTCGCGCAGCCGGCAAAACGGCAGGTTGGTTGGCCATTGTTACTTCCATTCCTGCCTTGATGATATGGCTGAATGTCAGTTCCGAAACAATCGGTTGGATGTTCTTTGTAGGATTTTTTGGTTACATGATTTGGACCATTTACAATATTTTTCTTTATCAGCTTAAATACGACGACAAGCTGAAAGAAACTGTCGCCAAGTTAGAAAACAAATCGTAATATAATCCGGTGTAGTATAATGGCAGTGCGGCGGTCTCCAAAACCGCTAGTGGGGGTTCGATTCCCTCCACCGGAGCCAAAAATTGTCCGTCACGGGATCACGCAAGTGACCGCACCAGGAATAGCTAGGATTTACTAGTGAACCCTATAGACGTATAGGGCTACGGACTTCTTCCGGGAGGACAACTCCCAACTAACAGCCGCGGGATAGAGTAACGGTAATTCAGGAGTCTCATAAGCTCCAGATCTTGGTTCGATTCCAGGTCCCGCAACCAAACCTCGCAGTCCCTTCTGCGTTATTAAAGGGGGTAAATGACTTCACCAAAATGTCAGGGTGCATACGATCAATGACCTCAAGTCCCGCTTACATGGGAGCCTGGAAACATCGTAAGTGGGTACTACACCTTGCTAGAAGTAAATGTAGTGGACAGAGTAACCGCTCAGTTCGGGGCTGATGAGGATCAGTAGCCGAACACTAATTTGGGAGTCAGATATGGATTCAAAATTTAGACATTGGTTAAGAAATATCTGGTTAGAAAATTGTCGGGAGCATGAAGAATATCAAGAGCTGCCTTATACACTACAGGAATACTGGCAACGATATCGTTGGTGGTTGCGTAGAGAATATCGACATCAACAAAAGAACAAATAACTAACGGGCTTCGGCCCGTTTTTTATTGACTGTACGATCTGTATTTGCTAAAATGCAACAGATACAAAAAATAAATATTCAATGCCAATAACTTACCCAGGGTACGGAGCAGTACCCACTAATTATGGAAATGTGCTTATATCCACAGGCGGTACCAGCAGTGGCAGTAGCTATGTATGGAACGGAACAACAACTTACGGAACATCACCTGGTTATGATACTTCGGTACTTACAGTAAGTGCTGGCAGTCAGCCCAGTTTAAAAGTTTCGGGCGATGCTGATATATCTGGAAATTTAAAATGGCGCGATAGAGATATGGACAAATGGATTGAATCAGTAGAGTCAAGGCTAGCCATGTTACAACCAAACCCCAAACTAGAACAAGAATTTAATAAATTAAAAGAGCTTGGCGATCAATATCGGGCGTTGGAACGAGAAATCTTGGAAAAACAAAAAGTCTGGGATATCCTTAAAAAATCGTAGACCAAAATACAATGTTTTGCTATAATATGTTGTATGAATAAAATCACAATCCACAACAACACATACGATGCTATCGTCTGGGCTAGTCAAAAATTTGGTAACAACTTTCAAGTACAGAATTTTTTTCCAAGCAAAGCCTATAGTTTCGAATTTGCTGATCCCAAACACGCTGTAGAATTTGCCCTTAAATGGACTTAACATGAAAATTGCCGTATGCTCAGACCTCCACTTGGAATTTGGAGACATTTTTCTTAAAAACGAAGAAGCAGCCGATGTGCTGATTCTGGGTGGTGACATCATGGTTGCCAATGACATTGGTCGACCTGATCCCAACAATTTCATGGAAGGCGCACGTAGCAGTCGCTATCGTGACTTCATTTCACGCTGTGCTTTTGAATTCCCGCATGTGGTATTTGTTATGGGCAACCACGAACACTACCACGGTGACTTTGCAATGTCGGCTGCTCGTTTGCAAGAGCTGTGTGCAGAATTTGAAAATGTACATTTTCTTGACAAAGCAACTGTACAGATTCAAGACTTTACCTTTGTTGGTGGTACATTGTGGACCGACATGAACCGCGAAGATCCCGACACCCTCGGAACCATTGCTCGCATGATGAACGATTTTCGCATTGTGGCCAACGGTACAAAAAAACGCCGTGTGCCTTTGTACAAAAAAGCCGAAGATGGATCTTATGTTCGCAATGAAAAGACCGGTGGCTATATCGAAGAAGGATTCAAGTTCAAAGATGATACTGCTTGGTTCAGTCCTGAAGATGCTGTAGTGGATCATAAAGCGTTTTTGGCACACTTGACTGCCGAGCTGGCAAACTCTGCGGATGATGCCAAATTTGTTGTTGTTGGGCACCACAGTCCAAGCAAGCGATCTACTCATCCCAGATACCAGCACGAGACTCTGATGAACGGTGGCTATAGCAGTGACTTGGAAGATTTCATCATCACAAACCCAAAGATACGATTATGGACACATGGTCATACTCACGAGGATTTTGACTACATGGTTGGCTCTTGTCGAATCGTGTGTAACCCACGTGGCTACATAAATTACGAAGCTCGCGCTGATGACTTTAAACTCAAGTATGTCGACATCTAATGATGACCTTCCGGACTTGCCTGACGATTTTTATACAAGTCGCAAAGATCCTGTCCTAGATTTGCATCTAGGCGTCCCGGAAGTTAAAAGATTTGACAAAGACTGGTGGGTCAAAAAGTACGGACCCAAGCCACCAGGTGTTGCAATATTATTGCTGGATTTTGCAATACTATTGTTAGGATCTATTTGTTTTTGGATAATTATTGTTAGTTGGCAACATGTTTTTTCTTAGGATTCAAAATGGACGCACAGGCACCTGCACAAGGTATACTACTACACAAGGATTTTGGAGATGCCCGATTCTATACGGTCCCGTGTGACTGCTGTAACTCCGATTGTGCCCACGACGTCTGCGTTGAAGCAGACGAAACAGGAATCACAGTCACAACCTACACCACACAAAAAACCAACTGGTGGAGCAAAAACAGATGGCAAGTCATTTGGGGATTACTTACACGCGGCTATGTCAAATATGAAGCCTCCATCATCATGACAGAACAGCAGGCCGTCAACTATGCCGCTGTGTTACAGTCAGCCAGCAAAGATGTTGCTGAGTTTCGTCGACAACGTAAGGACAAAAGAAATGCGTAATCATTATTGGACCTGTAGCAAATTTGCAGACTGGCTGCGCGGCACTCCCAAACCCGGCGCAGAGACCAGCGACGGTTGGCGTGTTTGGCATAAGAAAGCCAAGGCCGCACATCCATTCCGCTATTGGCTAGCTGATGATGGACTGGACTTTCTTCAAACAATTTTTTATTGGCCCACGGACCGACTATATGCAATTAAGTATTATATTAATAATCGCTGGATTACTCGCACTCATGCCCTTACTGCCCATCCCCGAGATATTAAACCGGGCACTTGGTGTGATGTGGGGCATCGCTTTTTGCCTTGTCTATTTGGCGAGCTTGTGGATTTTGTTGAAGTAGAACTGGCCTGGTTCCATCTTGTTTGGGAAAACAAAGAAAAACGCAAACAGTATAACATGCCTTGGTGGGCAGTAGGATGGTGGCGAGTACGTACATGGCGTTGTCCACAAGCAGGTTTGGACAATCTTGAATGGCAGCGTAATCTCCGTTGGAGCGAAGATGAATGTGCCGAAGATAGTCCAAATATTGGTCAACCAACACCACAAGCAGTCACAGCTCAAGAAATCCTGGAGTTGTACACATGGTGGACTGTGGAACGCCCTCGGCGTGTGGATCCCATGGAAGCCAGTGGTTGGAGTGCTTACTGTGATCGTCGTCGTGCCGCCGATCCTGATGACTGGATTCTTGGCAGCGACAAAGAAGACACTGGTCCCATGCTGGATCAAATGCACAAGCTAGAAGCTGAGTATGAACAGGAGGATGAAGCGATGTTGATTCGTCTAATTAAAATTCGTGGCGCACTTTGGACTTGATATGATTGAATTTATTACAGAATTTTTTAGTTTTGCATTGAACATGTTGTTTTGGTACATAGTCAGTTCTGTTGTGCTGCATCTGCTGTTGCGGCGCACTGAACGAAGAGCCGAAGAACTGTCCGATATCCTACATCGTGTGAACGAAGTTGTGCATCGAGTTCGAGTGGAAGAACACTACAACAACTTTTATTGGTATGATGCTGATTCGGACAAGTTTCTGGCGCAAGGTGCCACCCCGGCTGAACTGATTGATCGTTTAAAAGTACGATTCCCTCAGCATATCTTTTTGTTAGAATCCAATGACACAGATACTGTGCTCAAACTGTCTGCGCCCAATTGGAAAATAGAAAAACTATCAACAGATTAAATGAATCAAACTCTAATCGTCGAACAGCTCAATCAATGGCTACAAGAATTTGTGGAACAGCCCAATGCTGCCCTCGGTGATTGGCCACCTTGTCCTTATGCAAGACAAGCACGTATCAACAACAAGATCACTATCAAGTTTTGTGAAGTCGTCGAGTTCATGGATGTCATACGTGAAAGCCTGCCTGCACTGGAAGAAAAAGATGTAGTAGTAATCTGTTTCAATCACAATCAAATTGATCCGGTGAGTCTACAGGAATATGTAGCAGGCACAAACAAAATGTTGATGCCAGCAAACTACGTGATACTGGAAGACCATCCGGACAGTCCTGAATTTGTAAATGGTGTAAAAATGAACTTTGGTCACTGCGGATTATTAATACTACAGAAGCTAGATAAATTAAATACAGCAGCAGATCAACTTCGAGAAAAAGGCTATTACGATAAGTGGGATCAAGCAGCACTTGACAGCGTAGTGGCCTGGCGCTATTATAAATGACCTATTGCAGAATTAATTTAACCAAAACCAATTACAACACTTTAGCACATTTTGTTATATTTCAAGACCCACCTGTAGATCAATTGCAAGCTATCTATAAAAAATACTGTGAATATAAAAAATTTGCAAGTGTGATGCCAATTTTTGATTCTCAATTTACGGATTCAAAAAACACTGTGTACGGTTATTACAACAACAACAAACTGGTAGCATTTAGCATTGTTAGACACCACGATGATAGCAATGCAGAATCCTTGCAGTTTGCCTGGGACTATGAAGATCCAACCTTGCGATTAGGCATACGTAGTTTAGAAAATGAATGTGCAATATACAAAAAAACGGGCTGCAAGTATCTTTATCTTGGAGAAGCCGCAGACTATAAATCTCAATTTGATGGATACGAAATCCTAGGAACACTATGACTTATTCAGTACACCAACACTGGGATCCACTGCAAGTTTGTGCAGTTGGTAGATCCTATCCACCAGAGTTTTACGATTACATTACAAACAAGAAAGTTCGTAGTGTATTTTACAAAATTGCCGAAGAAACCGAAGAAGATTTGCAGGCCTTGATTGCTAAATTGGAATCTTTTGGTATTGAAACTGTACGACCCAGCATCGCTGAAAAACATACTGATGCTGAAATTTTGCATAACGGAAAAATCAAAAGACCCTTGATGTATCCTAGAGATGAAACAGCCATGATTGGCAATACATTTTATGCTCCGGCGCCTGGTAAAAAAGAACAAGTAAAACAATTGATTGAGCAGGGAAGATTTTTGGGTGTCGATGGAAAAGTACCTGACTGGGGCAAAGCAATATTGCAAGGACATGTCAATTTGTCGTCCTATTATCAAGAACTGTTGCCAATAATTGAACTGGTAGAATCGCAGGGCAATCAAGTAATTCTAACCAAAGATATCTTTGACGATAAAGTTGTTACTGTTCCCATGAACACAGCAATGATCTCTAGAATTGGTAAAGATCTTTACATTGGAACAGAATCAATTCCCAAAGTCGACTCTCCAATTGACCTTTCAAAATATCGTGAAGCTGTATCAAAATACTTTCCTGATTATCGCTGTCACGTGGTTGACACACAAGGGCATTACGATTCTGTATTTTGCCCGGTTGTTCCGGGACTGATAGTTTCTCTAAAAGAAGTAAAAAACTACGAGGAAACATTCCCTGGTTGGGAAGTGGTTTATCTTCCAAATCAAAGTTTTAATGCCATTCCAGAATTCATGGAATTGAAAAAGAAAAATGCCGGTAAATGGTGGGTGCCAGGGCAAGAGCTCAATGATGATTTTACCAACTACATGGAAACATGGATGAATCATTGGGCGGGCTATGTTGAAGAAACTGTGTTTGACGTTAACATGTTGGTAATTGATGAAAAAAATGTATTATGCAATGGTTACAATCAACAAGTGTTTGATGCTTTTTCCAAAAGAGGCATAACTCCACACATTGTTAACATACGTCATCGTTATTTTTGGGATGGCGGAATCCATTGCTTGACATCCGATTTGCACCGAAGCGGTGTCCAAAACGACTACTTTCCCGAACGTGGTTGACCTAAAATCCCAATAATGCTATAATATACTTCTATGTACAACTTTGGGCTAATACTATGACCATGCACCTTGCACACCCTGCACTTACTACAACTGGTAAACGTCGCGGTAAACAAAAGTATGCATCTGCAGAACATGCTCGCAAAGCACGTGAGCTGGACACAGAGTGGAAAGAACTGCAAAAACGTTGGGGTATTGAAGCCGAAGAAAAAAAGCGTACTCGTGCTCTCAAGGCCGCACCACTAACTGGCTATAGCCTCAGCGTTCCTGTTGATCGTAGTACACGACAATACAAGAGTCTGGACACTGGCGGTAATGCTACACTTGCACCTGCCAAGGTGTACACTGGTACCAAGGTCAAAGGCATTGCTACCATGCACAAGTCAAATGCTGTGCCTGTGTTCTCGGACGAAGAGGCTGTGGAAATTTCAAGGATGCGTCGTGGCTAAACCTAATAGATGCACTTATTATTATGAATTGCTACAAAACCGCAGTGATGGCATAGATTCTTGGAAAGCCGGTGTATATACATCCCCGGGTTATATGGGCGGTTATTGGGGCTGGCAAACCAGACTATCACATAACAGTGACAGGGTATGGCGTCAAGGACCTAAAGGTGGTGTCAAGATCGTAAAAGATAGAATAACCTATCCGGGAGGCACATATACATATGGATATGTCACAAACAATAAAACGGCAATGAAAGAATTTGCTTGGGTTAAATTAAAAGCCAAGAATTTAGGTTAAATACATGCTTTATGAAGGACATTTGTGAGTAAAGAAGACCTAATTAGGTTAACTGGAGTAGTGGACGAACTGTTGCCTAGTGCAATGTTTAGAGTAACCTTAGAAAATAATCATCAGATTATTGCCACACTAGCTGGCAAACTGCGCCAAAATAATATTCGAATTCTAGCCGGGGACTCAGTGGACGTAGAAATGAGTCCATATGACTTGAATAGAGGACGCATTGTGTATCGCACTAAATAGCAGTATGCGAGATCTTATTACCTTAACTGAAGAAAAACAAAAACTTGAGCTTAAAAAGTTACCCTACGGTACTAGCTCGTTATCTCCGGTTATGAGCAAATCCACTATTGATAACCATTACGGTAAACTAGCACGTGGATACGTTGATCGTTACAACAAGGGCGAAGGTGATGCCAGCTTCAACGAAGCAGGTGCATACTTGCACAACATTTTCTTCCCACAGCTTCGAGCACCAAAAAATGCAAACAGTCCGTCGGGCGCAAGTCTTGCCCTGATCAACAGACATTTTGGTTCGTTCACGGACTTTAAAAAAGCATTCGAAGAAGAAGCCATGAAACTGCAAGGATCCAATTGGATTTATCTGAGCCGCAACGGGCAGATCAAAACAATCAAGAATCATGCCAAACGCAATGATATTGCATTGCTGGTAGATTGGTGGGAACATGCCTGGGCACTGGACTACGGTGCAGACAAGAAAAAGTACTTGAAAAATATATGGCGTATTATCAATTGGGATTATGTTAATCGAAGAATTTACGCAGGAGACCGTGCATGATTGATCTAGCAGAATCAGCTGTTATCAAACTTAAAGACTTGTTGGCCGAAGAAAACAATCCAGATCTTAAACTGCGTGTATTTGTGCAAGGTGGCGGTTGCTCGGGTTTTCAATACGGTTTTACCTTCGACGAAGATCAAAACGACGACGATTTCGCCTTGGAATTCAACGGTGTAGGCCTACTGGTTGACAGCATGAGCGCACAATATTTGCAAGGCGCAAAAATCAAATACACCGAAGATGCAATGGGTTCAAGTTTTGCTATCGAAAATCCAAACGCACAAACCACATGCGGCTGCGGCAGCAGTTTCAGCATTTAAACTACCCACATAATTCACGCTAACGACCAATAGTTCTAAATAGCCATAAATACCTTGTATAAGGATGATTTATGGCACAACAGAATATTGATATCGGTACCAGCGCAGGTGACGGAAACGGCGACACCCTACGGTCCGCGTTTGATAAAATAAATGATAATTTTACTGAGCTTTACAGCGGCAACGTACAGATTACCGCTGCCAATGTGTTGGTTTATTCTGTCAATGGACAAATTGGTAATGTATCGTTAACCGTTGCAGACATACCCAATGCAGCCAGCAAAGGCTATGTTAATACCGCTGTTGCTGGTAATATCGCTGTACTCAATTCTTCTTTTAATTCCGTTAATGCCAATGTGGCTGCTGCCAATCTTGTGATCAGCAACCATACTGCTCGTATTTCTACTCTTGAAAGCAACGCTGCTAGCCAAGCAGTAACTCTTGCTAACCTAACTGCCAGCAAAGCATACGTTTCTTACGTTGATTCCAGCATTGCCAGTGCCCTAAGCAGCAATGCAATTTTGGCAAATGTAGTCAGTGTTAATGCCAACGTGGCCGCAGCCAATGCTGCTATTGCTACCAAAGCCAGCCTGAGTGGAGCAACATTTACTGGTAACATACAAGCACCGTACATCTTTGCACAAGGTGCTGTGATTGGTAATCAATCAATTGACTACCCAAATAACGTTTTTGTTATTTCTGATTCTAATGCTGGACCGTTTGGTATGGTGGTTCAAAATGCCAGCACAGCAGCCAATGCAGTAGGTGTGATTACAGTACTTGCAGATGATTCCAACTTCAATGACAATCTTGTTGCTATTGGGGTCAATAACAGTAACTACAACGATCCAACGTTCCCTGATGCACAACCCCATGAGGCATTTATCTTTGCTGATGGTGCAAATCTTCGTGTAATTTCTAATACCAACGGTATTGTATTTGCCGCAGCTACTAAACGCATGTACATGAACCCTAGTACATCTGCTTTAGAATTGCACAATGTCAATATTAAATTTGCTGATGGCAGTGTACAATCAACTGCATTTGGTGGCAATGCCAATATAGCAGCCATTAATGCAAATATTTCTGCAGCCAATGCAGCGATTACTTCATTGCAAGGTTACACATCAGATCATGATTTAGATATTGCCGCGCTGTATGCCAACGCCGGAGTTCAGTCTGCTGCTATTACTGTTCTAACTGCCAATGCTGCTACTCAGAGTATTTCGTTGTCAGCAATCAATACTGCACTAACTTTATCAAATGCCAATGCTGCTGTGCAGTCTATTGCGATAACTTCCGTCAATGCCAATGTAACCGCAGCCAACGTACAAATAGCAGCACTTTATGCCAACGCTGGAGTACGCACATTAGATATCGACAATTTGTATTCGAATGCTGGCGCACAAGCCACCATTCTAAATACTTTGTTATCAAATGCTGCATCGCAGGCTATTACCATGGCTGCGTTGTATGCCAATGCAGCCGCGCAAGATGCAAGCCTAATAGGCTTGACAAGTAATTCGGCCACACAGGCTACACAGATCAATTTAATCAATGCCAATGTGTCAGCAGCCAACGCTAATATTGCAAGCCTGCAAGTTTCGTCGGCATTGAGCAATGTTAATATTTCTGCGTTACAAACCAACGTAGGAATATATGTTTCAAATATTGCATTAACTAATGCCAACGTTGCTGCTGCCAATATTGAAATTGGTAAACTACGTGCCAACATCACAGCAGCCAATGCTGTGGTTGCCAGCTACGATGCAAATATTGGTACCGCAACAAATAACATTACCGCAGTCAATGCCAACGTGGCTGCGGCCAACTCTGCTATTGCTAGCAAGGCTGCAACAAGTGGACAAATCTTTACTGGTAATATCCAAGCTCCATACATTACTGCCAATACCAATATATTCAGCCTCGGCAAACTAACTGTTGGTGCCCAAGCAGCCAACACTTTTGCCAATGTGGGCGCAACCTTTACAGGCAATGTTGATGCTTTATATCAATTGGTTTTACAAAACAGATCAACTGGTAACAGTTCAATTGGTGGTATGAAGGTAGTAGCTGATGTTGCTTCTGACAGCGTGGCATACATACTAACTGGTATTACTGGCAGTAACTACAATGTAAATGCAAACGCAACATTCGGAGATGCTAGCGGAGCATACACTGGATTTGTAAATGCAATTGGTGCAAACCTTGTACTAAGTTCAAACCTAAATGTAACTCTAAATGCCAATACTGCAAGTGTGCGATTAGAACAAGATGGCAATTTCTTCTTACGCACTGCTAATTTGAAGTTCAGAGACGATACCATTCAAACTACTGCTATCCAGAATGTACCTGGTTTGTATGCCAATATTGGAACACTATCAGTCAATGTTGCAACATTGTTTTCTACAACATCAACTCATAGCTCAAACATTTCTGTATTACTCAGCAATGCTGGTGCTCAAGCAGCTTCGTTAAACACAATTGATGCTAACCTAGGAACAGCTACTACAAACATCGACACATTGTTGAGTAATGCGGGCGCACAAGCTTCTGCAATTAATACCATCAATGCCAATGTTGGTGCGTACCAAACTTATGCGAATGCCAATGTGGTTGCCATACAGTCTGGTTTATCTGCGTATCAAACTTACGCCAATGCCAATGCTGCTGTACAAGCAACATCATTGACCACCATTGATGCTAACCTAGGCACAGCGAGCACAAACATCGCCACATTGTTAAGCAATGCAGCCGCCCAAAGTGTGGCCATTGCCAGTGTTAATGCCAATGTTGCTGGAATAATTGATGGACAAATCTTTACTGGCAATATACAAGCACCTAACTTGTTGGCCAACGCCAACGTGCATGTGGGATCCACTATAAAAGTTGGTAACACATCTCCAGTCAATTACCCAGGGCTAACTGGCGTGTTTATCAGTAACGTGGCCAGTTACTCACAGATAGTTATACAGAATTTGAGTTCTGATTCTAGTGCCAGTGGCGACTTGGTTATCACTGCCGATGACGGCGACGATGAAAACAATTACATCAACCTTGGAATGAACAGTAGTAATTGGGTTGGCACATTTGCTGACACTAATCTAGAAGAATTTCCGCATGATGGCTATTTGACTGTGATTGGTGGTAATGCCGCAATTCGTTCCGACGGCAATGTGTTTATTGCTGCTAATTCGCACGTGATTGTCATGGAACAAGATGGCGATTTACAGCTTTATAATGCCAATTTAAAATTCCGAGATGGTTCTATTCAAACAACTGCGGTAACTGATGTGTTAGGTCTGCTAGGCAATGTTCAGACATTGCAAGCGTTCCAGGTATTTGCCAATGCCAATTTAGCAACCCAGACTGTATCTATCAGTGCTCTTAATGCCAATGTGGCAGCAGCCAATACAGCAATTGCTGCTATTGACTTTAGTGCGTTAACTGCAACCAATGCAAATGTCACAGCAGCCAACGCTGCCATTGTATCAGTTAGTGCAAATATCACAGCGGCCAACGTTGAAATTAATTCGCTAAGAGGAAATATCACAGCAGCCAACGTCGAAATCGATTCGCTGAGAGCAAATATCACTGCCGGAAATGCATTATCTAACTTACGTGCTATTAGCAGCAACGTGGTACCAAGCGCCAATTTAATTTACGATCTTGGCGAAAATAGCAAACGTTGGAGTAACATATATGCCAATGCAACATTGTATCTGGGCTATAGTGCAATTACTACAGGTGGTGGTAACATTTATGTTGACGGTAATCCAGTTGGTGCCGGCACCTATGGTAACACTCAGGTGGCGCAGTATCTAGCGCACCACAATGCCAATGTCACTGCAACTAACTTTAATGCTACTGCCAATATTGCAGCACTATACATCACTGCAACTGCTAATATTACTGGTGGTAATATCAATGCAACTCGAGTTGTAACATCAAATGTTTCGTACACTATGGGCAACTCTGCCCATTGGACTACTCCAGTTTCGAATGTTGCAGCAGCACTAGATCAATTGGCTGCTAGAATATACGCACTAGAGAACCCATAAAAATTGAGTAAATATGTAAAATGGATAAAAGATGTCATATACAATAATTAATATCGGTGTTGAAGCCAACGATGGAACTGGTAGTCCGCTTAGAACAGCGTTTGACACCGTTAATGATAATTTTCAAATTGTTAACGATGGTCTATATGCAGGTACAAGACAAACAATCATCAGTGCATTAAGCGTTCAAAGCGACACTTTTGTTTCAAATTCCTACATATTAGCTAACACTTATGTGTCTGCCGATAGTCTAATAGGTAATACTCTTACCAGTAACGGTAATTTGTATGTAAGCCAAGGCGGCGCTTATATTTTTGGTAATGTTAACATTATTGGTAACTTGTCAGTTACCGGAAGTCAAGCTGCGAGCCAAAGCCAGCAGTCAGGTAGTCCAATTCTGGCATTACATTATTCAGCTAGTCCGCTAGTGATCAACGACGGTAAAGACATTGGAACCGAATGGCAGTATTACGACGGAGCAGCAGAGAAAAAAGCATTCTTGGGTTGGCAGAACAGCAGTCGCAGTTTGGTTTACTTGGATGACATAACAGACACAGCCAACGTTATTACTGCTGGTTATTTTGGTAACATGCAGGTTGGTAGTTTAACTATCAGCAACACTACCAGTTCGACCAGCAACGTGACCGGTGCATTACAAGTATTTGGTGGCACCGGTATACAAGGAAACTTGTATGTGGCCAGCAATGTGTTTGTAGGCAAAAATGCCAATATTGGAAATATTACTGTGCGTGGCTATCACGTGGGGCATTTGAATTTTGCTGGCTCTGATACAATTTATATCAACGGCAGTCCAGTGCAAACCGCAGCACAGGCATTTAATGGTGGTACTGTTGGCCTAGCCACAGTTTTTGCAGACACCACTGCAAGTACCGGTCTTGGTACCGGTGCAGTCAGAGTAGCAGGTGGATTCAGTGCCAATGGTAACGTATTTGTAAGCAACCTACATACTGTAACTGGTGGTAATATTAGATCGAACATCATCGGTAATGTTATTACTAGCCATCAACCATTTATTACCAGTCTAGGATCGTTGACAGGATTGATTGTTAATGGTCAAAGTACTCAAGCAAACATTGTACCCACAGTCGATAATCAGCATTGGTTAGGAACTCCGGGCAGCAGATGGGTACAAGGGCATTTCTTTAATTTGACTGCTAGCCAGATTAATGGTGCAACTTCGTTCAATGCTGTAACAAACTTTGGTTCTAATGTATTAGCAACCAGCGGAACAGACAGCACAGACAAAACCACAGGTGCAGTTGTTATAACTGGGTTTGGTGGACTAGGAGTTGGTGGTACTGTTCATGTTGGTGGTAACGTATACATAGACAACATCAATGACACAGCTGGTTTGATTGCATCAACATCAACAGCCTATGTGTTTAACGAAACTGCAACAACTATCGAAATTGGTAGAAGTGGTCAAACTATATTTGGTAATGCTTTACCGGCAATATCAACCATATCTGGTGCTGTACGTGTAACCAACGGCGGCATGAGTATTACCCAAGGTAATTTATACATTGGGGGCTCGGCTGGAAATGCTGTTGTTGCCACAGGCAACATAAGTGCAACAGGTAACCTAGTTACTTTGTCAAATATTTTTGCATCAGGCAATATTGTTGGCGGTTTCGAAGCATCACGCGGTTTCTTAGGAAACTTGTTTGGTTCACCAATAACTGGTAACACACACGTTGGTTCACACTTGTTACCGACTGCAAACGTTCGATACAGCGTGGGATCGCACCTGCGTAGATATGAAACTATCTGGGCAAATGTAACCAACTCGTTGTTTGTCGAATCTGCAAATGTTACTACTGCTAATATTGTATCAGAATCTGGTGCATTCACCGGAGTTGTTACTGCACTGACTGCACCTAACCAAACTGCAAACACCATGATTGCAACCACAGAGTTTGTGGTCAATAACGGCACTCCAAGTGGTGCGTTAATGATGTGGGCTACAGGAACTGCGCCAACAGGTTGGTTATTGTGTAATGGTGCTGAAGTTTCTCGTACTACGTATGCAACACTGTTTTCTGTGATTGGTACCACATTTGGTCTAGGTAACGGATCAAGTACATTTAATTTACCAAATTACACTAACAGAATGCCAGTGGGTGCTGGTGGTTTGTATGCTGTTGCTGGAACCGGTGGTAGCAAAGACGCTATTGTAGTAGCACACAGTCACACATTGACTGACCCAGGTCACTTACATGCAATGAATGCAGATGGTCGTGACGTTGCTAAACGATTAGGTAGTGATGGAAGTATTGATGCAACCAGTGAATTTGCCAATGCCAATGATGCAAATTATTCAGGATCACAAAATACTGGAACACAAACGACTGGCATTACAATGAGTAGTACTGGTACTTCAGGAACAGATGCCAACATGCCCCCATTTATGGGTATACAATTTATTATTAAAACATAATGAGTACTATTACATGGGTTACACCAAAAGGCGATTTAGGCACAGTACCTGAGTCGCAATTCTTCTCTATTCAATTTGAAGCAACGGATAGTGATTCTCAACCATTGATTTACAGTTACATAAGTGGTGACTTACCTGGCGGTATGTATATTACCCGTACAGGCGAATTGCGCGGCGTTCCAACTATACTAAGTGCTGTTGGACAAACAGCCTTGTATTCGTTTACTATTAGAGCTACAAATCCACAGGGTCGAGTCGCAGATAGATCTTTTTTCATCAGTGTCAGCAATGTAGCCGGTCCTCAAATTTATCCACGACCAAATCTAGTAGGAGCATTTTTTGATGGTGAATATCTTGATTATCAATTTGGATCAATCAATGATAATCCTTCGGCCGAACAAACATGGACAGTAATTAGCGGTAATATTCCTCCAGGCACTACATTAACTACAGATGGTAAGCTGTCTGGATATCTTGACATTGTTGCATCCAACACTGATTCGCTGGGCTTCGAAGCAACTGGTATAGAATCAGTATTATTTGACGTATTGCCCGAAAGCACAGATAGAAACTACAACTTTACTGTACAAGTTACAGACGGTGTCAAATACGACACATTAAACGTTCGCGTGTTGGTTGTAAGTAAAGGAAACTTTACCGGCGACAATGACATTACCATTGTCAACAACACATTCCTGACCATTGACCAAGACAATCGTTATCGTCCAATTATTTTAAATGCTCCTGATTCATTGCCAATTCGTGTAGTTGGTGACACGTTTGCATATAAATTTTTAGCATACGATCCTGAAGATGAGGATGTGTCGTGGCGTGTTGATGAACTAAAGTTCAGTGGTATGGACGACCTAGATGCCGCAGTTACACAAATAGTAACTGGTATTGGTACTGCTGGTCCTTATACACTAGACAATCCTGCAGGACCTACAGAAATTTGCGTGAGAGTCAATGATGTACTACTAACTGCAACTGATGATTATACCACAGTATTAAATCAGCTGACATTTACTAATTACGCAATATCAACAATTGCAAGAACTAGTGGTGAAGTAGTTGTGACCTTATCTTCAATTCATGCATACACTGTAGGCGACACTGTTGACATATACGGTGTAACAACCAGCAACATGAATGGACGTTTTACAATTACCGAGGTTGTGTCAGATTATGTTTTTAAATATGAACAAGACGCTACCGATGCTACTGACAGTACAGGAACTGTGGCCACACGAGCTCCAAATGCCACTGATGTTGTAGAAGTTCAGTTTATCAGCAGTGTAACTGGTTTTGATACCATTAGATTTGACCAAGGTGCAGCTGGCTTGCCATCTGGTTTGGTTATCAGTCAAGACACTGGATGGTTATTTGGTAAATTGCCAGAACAGACCGAAGATACAAAAACATATGAGTTGTCTGTTCGTGCATTTAGAACTCTTGCAGTTGACTATTTGAGTGATCCAGTTACATTCAAACTAACTGTTAAACGAACACGCAATGAAGAAATTATTTGGAATACTCCATACAATTTAGGATCTATTGATAATGGATCTACCAGTGAACTTACTATTAGTGCAACAAATACAGTTGGCAAAGAACTTGAATACAGTTTGATCTACGAACCCTATCGTCGAGTACCACAGGGTTTGAAAATGTTACGTTCGGGTAACTTTGTTGGTAAAGTGACTTTCCGATATTTTAGTCTTGACGGTGCCAGAGGATTTTTGCCTCTTTCGACAACTGAAGGAGTCGAAGTAGGAATGAGCATCCAAGGTGTTGGTGTTGCATCAGGATGTGAAGTAACAGACATACTAGAAGACAATGTCATTGAAGTACGACCAGCAATTTACGTTGCACAAGGTGCGGCATTGACTTTTAGCAACGACACATCAACTATTGTTATAAACACAATTGCCAATGCTATATCAACAGTAATTGATAACGGTGGAACTACATTTGACCAAGACTCTCGTTTCAGTGTCAAAGCCGAAGCAATTGACGGATCTATTTCATCAGTGAAGAACTTTGTGGTTCATGTGCGACCACGTAACCTAGCACCATTTGAAAACTTATATCTAAAAGCGTTGCCCAAGCAAGAACAACGACTGGCATTAAAGAACATACTGGAAGATACAAATATTATTCCGCAAGAATTATTATACAGACCCGATGATGCTTTCTTTGGTCTACAAAAGAATTTGAAATTTTTATTCTTGCCTGGACTAAGTGCATCAAAAGCCAGTACAGTAATTGATTCTATTGCACTAAATCATTACACAAAATCATTGAACTTTGGTAACATTAGAACTGCGCGAGCTGTTAACACTGACGGTACAGTCGATTATGAAGTAGTCTATGCCGATGTCATTGACAATCAACAATTTGATACTGCCGGTCCTCCATTGAGCGTTACGTTAAACAATCAAAATAAATTCAAATACAGTTCAGCCGAGTACGACACAATATATCCAAACAGTTTCAACAACATGCAAAACAGAGTCGAACAAGGATTGGGTTACACCAACAGAGGTGCTTTGCCACGTTGGATGACCAGTGTGCAAGAAGATGGATATGTGCTAGGCTTGACTAGAGCTGTAGTACTGGCCTATACCAAACCTGGTGCGTCAAAACTTGTGGCCTATAGATTAAAGAACAGTGGATTTAAATTAAATTCGATTGACTTTGTAGTAGATAGATACCAATGGGACAACTACTTGTCCAAGTTCTACGACGTGGAATCTAATAGATTCTTACCAAGTCGAGACACAACATTTGACAAATATCCTAATCTAGGTGCTGGCAGTGATGTTATTGTTGGTAGTGTAATTTATCCAGTTACTGATAGCAATGCAGTCACCATCACAGACAATTTAAAAATTGGCTACGGATGGATTTGTACTGGTATCGATACATTGTCATCAGTCGAAGGCAATGTATTAGTTAGATCAGTTGAGCTTACATCCGTAGATGGACTTAGAGCATTGAACATGGTACTATCGTCAAATATTACTGCACAAACAGGCGCAGTATTAAAATTTGACGGTACTGCCCGAGTTGACTACGCAGCACAAGGGCCGTTTAGTCAGATCAATGGCAATACCGTGGGCAACTGTCAGCGACTAGGCCTAATTGACGGAGTCACTACATTTGTCGAAAACGAATTAATTATTTTTGCAAATCAAGCAAACTTTGGCGATGAGTATTACAATGACGGTTGGGTACTAACTGACGGTGTAACTACTGTACCTGGTTATTTAGACAAGTTATCCGGACTAAGCAAATTCAATCAACGTGGCGGCGCTTGGGCAATGAACATGGAACCGTTGGTGCCGTTGGGCTTTGATAGCCCAGCAGTAGGATTTGACGAAGCTAGTCCAGGTTTTGCATATTCGCGTTTTGATCAAGGCGATGATTCAGAAATCACCTTAGAATTCAAGTACGAAGTCAATTTAACTCAAACTGTAAAAGTACGTACTGGTAAAACATACCCTGCAACCACGTTACAGTATAGAACAAACCCTGGTGAGTCTGTTCCAAGATACCGCGTATTTACGGGTTCTTTGGCCAGTGAAGAAACTACATTTGATGGGGGTAGCTGTCAATGTCGTGAAGGTGATCCAGGCAAAGGCGGTGTACGTGGTGGTACAGCATTCAGCAACAACAGAGACAAATATATTATTCCAGAATCTGAGGATAAATATATCAAGTTCCCACAAAATGGAGTATTCGTATAAATGACAAGCCAAGTTAATCCAAATAATATTGACGGTACGTATCCGGTAGCAGGCCAAGACAACGACAGCCAAGGTTTCCGTGATAATTTTACCAACATTCGCAACAATTTTACCTATGTAAAAGCCGAACTTGAAGACATCCAAAACAAGGCTGTTTTTAAATCTGCTCTTACCAACACAACACTAAGTAACGACCTAGCAGGTAATGCCATTGTTGGTGCCAGTTTTACCAGCTGGAGAGAAACATACAACAACATTGGTGCAGTTAGTGGAGCAATCACTGTTGATTTTGCCAACGGCAATTTCCAAAAAATTACACTAGCAGGTACCACTACTTTATCATTTAACTTCCCAAGTAATGCTGCCAATCAAAATGCCAAAATTACATTATGGGTCAGTGTAGCCAACCCGTCATATACTTTAACTGTACCTAGTGCCACAACACTGGGCGACAAAGATACTATTGCAGGTATGAGCAGTAACACTATCACTTTTAGCTCAATTGAATTGGCCAATGCAACTGATTACTTCTTTGAATTTAGCACAGTTGACTATGGTACAACTATTGCTATTCGAGACTTGACTCGTAATCGTGCATACAATTTCAGCGGATTGACTGTGTCAGGCGGCAACTTGGTTGCCAACAGTACCACTACTTCTATATCAACCACAACTGGTTCTTTTGTGGCCAAGGGTGGTGCAGGCATAGCTGGCAATATCAATCTTGGTGGTAACCTTGTTACAAACAGCGGAACCATTAATAAAAATTATGCTTACGTTACCCTGATAAACAATCAAGACTATGCAGCAAATATTGCTTATCAAACACTGTTTTTTGATACTGCAAGTTCAGCTACCATTTCCAATGCGTATGTGACCATGCCAACCGCTGCCGAAGATGGTAGGGAAATTGTGTTAAGTTTCCTAGCACCAGTTACCAGCGTGTTTGTTAACAAAGGTGGCGCTGGCAATTCAGCCAAAGTTAAATGGGTAGCAAACAGCATTGCTTCATCTGGTAATGTTAGTGTCAAATTGATTTATAGCACAGCCAATTCTGATTGGTTATCAGTTTAATTTAGGTAATCGTTGTATTGACTCCTAGTGTTGCATAGTATATAATTGTGCAAACTAGGAGTTTTTAATGATTGATTTAAACAAATATAAAGATTTTGTCGAAGCAGTAACATCCAAACCCTCAAACGATTTAACCACTTTTTTCAATCGGTGTGACGAACTAGATGCAAATTTTGATTCTACAACAGACACACACGGTCCAGACATCAATGTTCCATTGTTATTGACCGCGGCACTGGGACTTGCTGCTGAAACAGGCGAATTCTGTGAAATTCCTAAAAAAATGTTTTTCCAAGGCAAACCACTCACAGAAGAAAATGTGTTCCATATGAAGCGTGAACTTGGAGACGTTATGTGGTATTGGATCAATGCTTGTCGTGCATTAAATCTAGATCCTAATGATGTTGTTGCAGAGAATGTAAATAAACTTAAATCTCGCTACCCCGGGGGCGAATTTGATCCGTACTATTCAGAAAACAGAAAGGCCGGGGATCTTTAAGGAGGGTTACAATGGGTCATCCATTAATGACAAACTTGTCTGAGTTGTCAACAGAAGATCTACACAAAAAGTACAATGAATTAACGACCAAAATGAACCAAGCGTATAGATTTGGGCCCGTTAGTATTATACCACAAATGCAAATGGTACTAGAAGATTATCGCACCGAGATGGATAATCGAAATAGAAAACTAATGGACGAAATGGAATCAAGAAGCGACAAGTTCAAGGGTTTAATCGATATTAAAAAATGAAGTACGACAAGTTTGGTCAAGCATATACCACCGGCAGTGAACTGTGCGAAATACTGTATCAGCAGCCCGACGTTGATATCAGCAAATTCCAGTTAGAAGATTGGGATCAATACAACAGCGCAGTTCGCAGTACTCATGCCGAATTTGAAATGGTTAGTGAATATCATCCACTGCCGCCTGATTACGATGTTGATGTATTTCATAGAACTCAACAGAGTCTTTGGCACATGCCCGAAGAATATCAAAATTTAGATATCGCACAATGGCTATTAGACAAATGCAGCACTCAAGAGGAACTGCAAAGAGTTGGTGAAGAACTGATACTGTATCAAGAACGCAACTTGTTTGATCTGCTGAAGCAGTTAAAATACATTGTGGATACTTGGCGTAAAAATAACGTCGTTTGGGGAGTTGGACGCGGATCCAGTGTTGCTAGTTATGTGCTTTACTTAATAGGAGTACATAGAATTAACAGCATGTATTATGATTTAGATGTACACGAGTTTTTGCGATAAATATCGCAATAAGGAGAATTCAATGAAAAGAGTATATACTACTGCAAATGGTAAACGTGTCAATATTGATGCAATCATTGCACAAAATGAAAGTACCATTGCTGTGGGTAATATGAAAGTAAATGCACGTGGTGATCAATTGGGTCCTGGTGGTAAAGTGGAACTTACAAGGGACAAGGTCATGAGCGATCATTATAAACTAAACACCCCGTTGGCCATCGACGAGCCTCCGCAGCCACGACGCAGAGAAGTTGTCAAAGACATGACCGATGATTGGGTCGAACCTGTAACTGAAGTTGCTGAACAGCCGGCTAGTAACGAAGCCGAAGCACAGCCAAAATTACGTGGTAGCCTGGCTGACTCTGTGGCAAAAAATCAACCAGTCGGAAAACCTGTTCCCAAGCGCACAGGTCCTTCAAGAATTTAAAAAAGGAAAATTATGGCAGTCGAGAATCCGTTTGATCAAAAACGTGGATATCAATTCGCTATGGAGATCAATGGCGAAATCAGACCACTAAACGATAGTGTTATTGTTAGAGACATGGACTTTAGTGGACGTAAACTCAGCAGTGGTATTCTGTTGCTAGGTGACGATGGAAAAACAGATGGTATTCGCCCACGCTGGGCCAAGGTATATGCCGTGGGTCCAACTCAGCAAGATGTAAAAGTTGGACAATGGGTACTAATCGAACATGGACGCTGGAGTCGTGGACTAAAAATCACACAGCACGGTGAAGAATTTGTAATACGCAGAGCTGATCCAAACTGTATTATTTTTGCCAGCGACGAAGAGCCCGAGCAGGACGACACTATATCAACCGCAGTCTACGCAGAACGTAAAACACGCGAACAATACGAATGATGATAAAACGTTGGAACGTTGAAGAAATAACCAACCAGCTGCGTTCCTGCGGCTATGCAATGAACGATCCTTACATGGATGGGTTTGCAACCTGGGGTTGCAAACAAGACTTATATACAATCAAATTTATTTTAGACGATATATTAGAAAATGCTCCTATCTATTCTGTAGAACAAGAATGGCTAGAAGAACGTGCTAAAGAAAAGACTTGGAAAATAATATCAAAATGACACAAACATCAATCAAGGTCCGCAACGGTTACAAAATAGATTTGCCCGACGGAGAAAGTTGCTTTTGGTTCGAAATGGATCATCCAAGAGAACGTGTACCCGACTTTCAAACAATCTTTGACTACTACATTGTCAAACATCACTGGAGTACCTGGATCAAACCTGGCATGACTGTTATTGACATTGGCGGACACAGTGGAGATACTGCTATTCCCATGATGTCACAATGTCGCGCTACAGTGTTGACTGTAGAGCCTAATCCTGTTATACTACCTTACTTGGAATTCAATTGTGCAGTAAACAGTCATTTGGGACGTTTTGTTATTGCTCGTGAAGCAGTTACAAATCAAACAGCTGAAGGATTAACATTTAAAGATCATCAGAATGCCATGTGTAATGGCGGCTTGGTGAATGAAAAGTGGGATGCCGAAACAGCAGAACGTGTGGCAGGAATGAGTGGAGAAAGTATCACTGTGAGTGGTATGACTCTCGAAGACATGTGCGAAAAGTATTTGACCGCGGATGAAATTGCCAATATTGGTTTTGTTAAAACAGATACCGAAGGGCATGACATTGAAATTATTCGCAGCAGCCGAGACTTTTTACAAAAACATAAACCTGTGTTGTTTACTGAATGGTTTGTTGCTTACAGTGAAGCAGACACCGCAGAATTGTTCCGAGTAATTGATCAAGCTGGATATCAGGCATTTTATCCAGAAACCATGCAACCCGCAGATCCCAGTGTTCGTAGCGAAGACTTGATCTGCATACATCGAGACCATCTATGAAAGAACTTTGGACTGAAAAATATCGACCGTCAACCGTAGACGGTTACGTGTTCGCGGATCCGGCACAGCGTGAACAAGTTGAATATTTTATTCGAGAAAAATCAATTCCGCATTTGTTGTTTACTGGGCCCGCTGGCACAGGCAAAACCACACTGGCAAAAATTCTTGTCAACAGCCTGGACATTGATCCTTACGACTTTTTGCAAGTCAATGCCAGTCGAGACAACGGTGTAGACTTTCTTAAAACCAAAATTGAAGGCTTTGTTAGTACCATGCCTTTTGGTGATTTGAAGATTGTGCTACTGGACGAAGCAGATTATTTGAGTCACAATGCACAGGCTATCTTGCGTGGCCTTATGGAAACATATCAGAGTCAAGCTAGATTTATTCTAACTGCAAACCTGGCACACAAGATTATTGGTCCACTAAAAAGTCGTTGCCAACACATTGTGATTGACAAGACTGATCAAACAGAATTTACTGCTCGTGTTGCCACAGTATTGGTAACTGAAGGTGTGGACTTTGAACTAGATACCTTAGACAGTTACGTCAAAGCCACGTATCCTGATCTGCGTAAATGCTTGAACTTGTGTCAAAGTAACAGTGTATCTGGAACTTTGGTCCTAAGCAAGCAAGGAAACAACAGCACAGCCGACTACAAATTGGAAGTTGTTGATCTGTTCAAACGTGGTGACATTAGAAACGCACGTACAGTGCTTTGTACACATGCCACAGCAGACGAAATGGAAGAAATATTTCGTTGGATGTACGACAACTTAGATCTGTGGTCTGCTACACCCGAAGGGCAAGACGAAGCCATTAAAATTATACGCAAAGGTGCTGCCACACATCCATTGGTGTCAGACTTTGAAATCAATCTCTCTGCAACCTTAGTTGAATTAAGTCAAATATCATGAAAAAACGAAGCATTTATCTTGTAGCACATTATGTTACTAGGCCCAAAGATCCTAGAAAAACTCACATCGCAGGTTACATGAAAGATCCTGCAAACACACAAATTGACGAGCAGGTGCAAATCAGTACTCGCCTACGCAAGCAAGACGTCAATGCCAAAGTAATTATAAATCTCAGTGACAAAGTTGTTGAGCAAAATGCCTTTAACGGTAAAAAAGATTTTGACGAATTGTTCGAATACTTTTACACCGGATACGAAAAGTATATAGATCAAGTCATGGGCGATCTTGATCCCACTTATTTGGCAGAATTTAAAAAGGCACATGAAGAAACTAAAGCTGAGTGATTCCGGAGCCCGGGGTTGGTTCGTAGGCGATTTCCCTGAAGCTGTACATCGTACTACGGACTACGAAGTTTGCTTTCAAACAAACCCGGCCGGAACTGTGTATCAAAAGCACTATCACAAAATAGTTACAGAGATACAGTTGATCACTAGAGGCTGTATGGTGCTCAACGATGAGGAATATCGAACTGGAGATATTGTCGTTGTTGAACCCGGAGAAATTGTTAGTGGGCATTATACCGAGGATACTGATACCGTGGCAGTAAAATATCCTAGCGTACCCGACGATAAATACCTATTATGAGCAACATATTTAAAGTCATGAAGGCGAAGAAAAAACGGGCAGTTGATCCCAATGCTCCGCCTCGTCCTAATTTGATGTCACACGATGTCAAGATTAGAGAACAAGAAACCAATGTTAATAATCTAGTTACCACAGTTGCATATTTAAAAGATCGTGTACAAAGTTTAGAATCCAAGCTACGCTATCAAACAAATTATCTACAAACCCTGCATCATAAACTTACTCAAAAGAAATAAATGACAACATTATATTTAGACATGGACGGTGTAGTAGCCGACTTTGATGAGTATGCCGCACGGACTTTAGGAGTTCCTCCCAGTGCAGGCATTTATCCTGATGAAGTTTGGTACAAATTGGCCAGCAATGCTAGACTTTACAGAGACCTAGTAAAAACATCCTATGCCGACGAGCTGGTATTTCAATGCAGTCGTCTTGCCAAACTGCACAACTACGAATTAAAGTTCTTGACTGCGGTACCAAAAGGCAACGATGTGCCTTGGGCATTTTACGACAAAGTTGTTTGGTGTCAAACTTACTTTCCAGGAATTCCGGTAATGTTTGGCCCTTTCAGCCGAGACAAGCACGTACATTGTCAAGCAGGCGATATTCTAATTGACGATCGCAAGAGCAATATTGAGGAATGGCAAGCAGCCGGTGGTAAGGCTATCCTGCATACTGATTTTGTTAGCACCATGGAACAACTCAATCACTTGATCCCGCAGGTTTCGTTGCAGGTATAAATCTTACCTGCCTTTACTGATTCCAAGTTCCAGGATTCTTCTACACGGTTAAACCATTTGATGGTTTCTTCAAGACCGTGTTCTAGTGCATTGTTGTTTTTTATCATTGGCTTGGTCTGATAGTTTCCTGGATTTCCCATGATACCCGAAACATCCAAAGGATAGAATCCAAGCCAACAACAAGGATATACTTCCCCATTGGCCGCAATGTAAATTTGTTTTGCTGCTTTTGCTTTGCATGAAATTTGTCTATTAGGATGATCGGCATTCAATGTTATCTCAGGAAAGTTTACATAGTTAATATAAGTTTCCCAAAGTCCGTCAAATGTTTCAAATGGTTTAGGCTGGTAATCTCCTAACACATGGCTGAATTTTTTATCCCTAGTGAATACTATACCAGTATCTCTTCCGGCATCATTTAAGTAAAAATGTTTAAATCCCAATTCCTTTGATAACTCACGACATTGATCAATTTGATGACGATTGTGTTTGAATGGAATCATTGCCCAAATTGCATGTCCGCCTGCTGCAATGAATTTTTTTGCATTGTCGATAATCAATTTGAAATCAGTGTATTGTCTGTATAAATGATGAGTGTCTTCTAAACCGTCAAGTCTGAAATGTACTTTCACACCAAGTTCTCCTAACCGTGTCCACCAGTTTGGTCTTCCACTGGCATTGGTACTGATTTCTATTTGTAATTTTGGGTTAGTAGCTCGAAAATATTCAATTATCAACAGTCCATCACGTGCAGTAATAAAATCACCGTAATTGCCGTTTATAAGAATATGATCGATTTGTTTAAGGAACTGTTCCGTGAATATTGTTTTTGCTTGTTCTAATGACATATCCGTTAACGGATAGTTTTCTATAATGTCAACACCGTGAAAGTTTCTTGGGCACTCAGGGCAAGCCGCGTTACACCTGGTGCTGATTTCCAGGTGTACGCTGCGTATATCAGTAAAGTTAATCATCAAGTATTTACGTTAGGCATCTCCATATAGTTTTAAAACTTCTGCAACTGCCGGATGTCTACGAACATCCTTGACTGCAAATTCTACGCCAGCAATATATTGACTATCAAAATTCGCCATTAGGCGTTCGAAGTCTAATAATCCGTTGTCTGTAGCCCGACGGTCAGCCTGCTGCGTATCTCCCGTTACAACCATCTTGGAATTTTCTCCTAGTCTAGTGAGCAGCATTTTCATCTGAGAAGGTGTCGCGTTTTGCATTTCGTCAGCAATAATCCACGATTGTTTAAATGTCCGCCCCCGCATGTATGCTAGTGGAGCTATCTCAATATATTTTTCTTCTAGCAAACGAGTTATTTCCTGTGGTCTGTAATACTCCTCTATAATATCAAAGATAGGTCTAGTCCATGGTTCCATCTTCTGATTCAGTGTACCCGGTAAAAAGCCATGTTGTTCGTCGTCAACGCCTACCGCGGGCCTAGTAATAACAATCTTAGAGCACTCTCCTGCTCTAAATGCTTTTAGTGCGGCCAACACAGCCAGCATAGTTTTACCTGTACCAGCTGGACCGGTAGCGAAAACTATTAAGCGTTGTGGATTTTCTAGTAAATCGATGTAAGTTTCTTGGTTACGACTTTTGGGGATTAAATTTATTGGTCTTCTTTGTTTTTGATATGAATCAATATTGACGGTGTTGTTATTGACTACTGCTAATTGTACTGCTTCGCTGCGACGGCGTTTACTCAAGACTGCCTCCTTTATAGTTGGTGGATCTGACATTTGCCTGTGCCTTTTGAAAGTGGGCTTGGCAATGGTTCAAGTCCACGCAAATATTTAAGGAATTGATTTAATCATTTAGTGACTATAGAAAAAAATTAATTCAGGACTAAGTATTAGGCTCTGCGCCATTCTGCATAGATCCTGTTGTTGGTGTCGTCCTGTATATCCGCTAGCTCAAAGCCAAACTGTTTGGCATATTTTTTGTGTAGCTGTTTGGTCCAAGGAAAAAATTCTATAGATTCGCACTCTTTGTTTCCGTGGTCTTGCAGCCCAGGATTACAGCGCCAATAAATTCTTGCTGCGGGGTTGAGTAGATTTATTACCAGTTGTATTTGTTTTAGTATAGTTTCTTCTGTGCCAAAGTTTATACTGCCCAGACAAAACGCCACATCAAAGCGTTGATCTGTTTGGAAGTCTTCGAGAGTGGTCTGATAATCGGCTTGTCCAAATGCCGGATCAATCCCAACCAAGATACCAATTTTTTCTTTAAAAGGATTGTTACCACATCCGATGTCAATTACTGATTCGTGATCCTTTACTTTATCAAGTAAAGCCCATCCAGAATAGCGGTAGTGATCAATACGCGGTGCCCAGAACTGACTGAAATAATTATTGAGTTGTTGTTGATTGTGCATAATTATAATTATACCATGTTACCTAATAGAATATTTTTTACCGGCGTTCCGGGATCACGTTGGTCGGGCATTGCTCAGACTTTGGAAACTATACCGGGATTCAACACCTCAGATCGCACACCGGCACGTACATACAGCCATCACAGCTACACTGGGCACCAAGGCGCTTACTTTGGTAAGGGAATGGAATTTGATCCAAGATTAGATGCCACGTACATTGATGCGGCCTGGTCCGAGCCTGGTGGTACCCGACTTGTGAAAAGCCATGACTGGCCTTACATGCTACACAACATCAAGTATTATTTCCCAAACGATTGGATCATGCTGGTATATCGTCCAGACATGGCCAGTTATGCTTGGTGGCACGAAGCCGGCGGGTTTCAAATCAAGTATCCTTGTTATGATGCTTATCAAGACAGCATGGGCATGTTGGCCGCAATCACAAGACAGAATCAGTGCATACTTGAATATGCACACAGTCAAAATGCCACATGGCATCACTTTACTCCTGCATGGGTAGAAAGCACGTTTGGGCATAGAGTTGAAATAGCCAAGACATTTCCAGATATTTTAGTAACGGTGTTGAAATGAAAAGAGATCATGTTTGGTATATCAAATACGCCAGTGCCATAACCATATTGTGCGCCATGGTAGGACATGTTCTAGGGATCACTCCTTGGAACAGTATCTTACAAATGATTGGCGCCACAGGTTGGGTTTATGTGGGATACCGGTGGAATGAGCGAGCTATAATGTTGAACTTCTTGCCCCAGTTCTTTATCATCATCCCAGGCCTAATTTATATGTATTTTTTTAAGTGAGAAGATTATGACAATGTTAAATGTTAAAGGTGTTTATGAAACACAAGATCGTTGGCCTCTTCGAGTAACAAAATTAGAAGCAGGCGAAAGTCGTGCATTTGATTATACTCCTGGAACATATTATATTATGTTACAGAATGCCAGTTATTTTAGCGACAATGTAAAATTAGAAGATGTTAATGCAGCACTGGCAGTCAATAATCATTTTACCGTCAAATGCGGCGCAGGAACTGCTGTAGTTGTTGAATACTTGGGTTTGCGTCTGTCCGAAAGTCGTTACTATGTACAGGATCAGCTGGGCATGGGTAATCTAAGTTACATGGATGGCGGCACTAACACTACTGCGGTCAACCCAGGACGCCTAGGTGATCCTGTTATCAACTATGTACACTTTCCTGCAGGCATGTATCAAACCTTGCACACACATCCAAGCCATCGTATTGGCATGGTACTAAAGGGCAACGGAAAAATTGAATTAGATAACAAAGAATTCTTCGATGTAGTTGAAGGCGAAGTGTTCTTTATGAATCGCAATGTGTTGCACAACTTTATCTGTCCCACAGAAGATGTTGTGTTATTTGTATTTGCACCTGATTCAGGTACAGGCCCCACAGACGAAGTCAACCCATTGAAAATTAGAACCTATGTTGGACAACAAAGATTCCACCGCTAAAAAACTCTTGATCATAACTGGTCCACAAGGATCAGGTAATCACCTATTCAGCAGACTACTGAGTCTGCACCCTGCGGTTGCGGGCTGGGAAGAACTGCTTGACAAATACTGGGTACCCAGTGATCTTGAACCTTTTGCAGACTATTGGGTCAGGCCCGATCTGCTGCCCAAAAACAAGTTTGACAATTACCAATATCACTTGGCAAATGTAAGCTGCCCGTTCATGTATGATGGTGTTCGTTATGTGCCCAAGATTCTTGAAGTGGCAGAACGTGCTAGAAGTTTTGGTGTTGAGGTAGAAATAGCAATTATTGTTAGAGATCAAAATATCAATGCAGAGCAACAACGCCGAGTACGTGGAGCAGTAACTACTCCAATTGCTCAGGACTACTATTATAATACATTATTATTGTCAGACTTTCCTGTGCATTTTCTAGATCATGAAGCATTTTTCCTACACAAGGAACACTACTTACAGTGGGTAGGAAAAACTCTTGATTTCCCAGTTGAACTAGACCCGGCAAAAATTAACCGTTTTATTGAAAAAGACGCAAATCATAAATATGTTAAGTATGTTGACGAATACTGGCTCGATCAGGAAGTTTGGAATGGCATACAGTCTAAAGAAGCCCGCGGCTTAAAAAATCCATAAATATTAACGTATCGATACACAAGGAGAATCCCCATGGATGCAAAACAATTTGTTAAAAAACTAGTCGAGGACAATCAAGCATTGTTCCGTGCTAGTCAACTTAACGTTAAAGAGTACTTTGACAGTAAGCCTGCTCAAAGCGAGCTAGTAGAACATTTCATCGGTCGCATGATCAACGAACGCATGAACATGGTTGAAATTGCTCAACAAGTGGCCAACATGCCTGCAGACGCAGACCCAGTTGAACTACAGTTGTTAACGCAACAAGCACACGACGAAGCAGTACACTTCCGTCTGGTTAAAGAAGTTATTGAGCATATCCAAGGCTCGCCAGTTGACGTAGAAGCTGCTATTGCTGCTGAAGCTGCAAAGCCAACAGCTAAAGGTGCTAGCCTGCTGCAAAAATACGGCGCAGAAACTGATGCTGCTGCTTTAGCTGCTTATCAGCTGGTAGCAGAAGGTCGTGCAGAAGCTGTTTGGAATCAAATGGCCGAGTGCATCGAAGACAAGTTTATTAGTGGCGCTTATGCCAAGATTGCTCGTGACGAAGGTTTCCACAGCAAAATTGGTGCTAGCAAGCTAGAAAAATTAGTTACCACAGCTGAAGAACAAGCTCGTGTTGAAGCACTGGTTGTTCGTATGCGTAAAGACTTGTATGACATTTCATGCAAGAACACAACTGCTGCTGAATCTGGTAAACAGTTGGTTGCTGACGCTTACGGTTGGTAATGCGAATAGGACTCAGTCAACGAGTCCTGTTACACAAAAATAGAGCGTATGACGCACTAGAGCAAGGTTGGTATACCTACTTTAAGTCGCATACGCTCTTTCCTATTGCAAACAGGCCCGAACAAAATTTTCAAGAACTAGCAGAGTCGCTGGATTGCTTTGTTATTACAGGTGGTGACGACAGTGCCATTAGACGTCTAACAGAAATACGATTAGCAACTGCAATGATGCAGCAAAACAAACCCGTGATTGGTGTTTGCCATGGCTGCTTTTTACTCACAGATATACTGGGCGGAGTAGTTGTTGACATTGTTGGGCACAGTGACATCGAGCACACTGTTAACTACTTTGGCGATTTAAAATACGTTAACAGTCATCATTCCCTGGGTATACAGCGACCACATGAAAAAGCAATTGTGCTGGCCAACGACAACGACGGCAATTGCGAAGCCTGGATTGATGGAAAAATAGCAGGGATTGTGTGGCACCCAGAGCGCATGGAGACTCCATGGATTCCAGAAGAGATCGAACAATTATTAGCTAAATAACTAATATTGGATTCAGATATGGCCACAAATATTAAAGACGTTATAGAAAACACTAAAACTATCTCAATGAC